TCAGCCGCGACCGCGCCGCTGCTCCGCCGCCATCGAGGCGCGGCGGCCGCCGGTCGCGTGGGGCAGGCGGTTGGCCTGCATCTCGATGCGGCCCTTGCGGATGCGGATCCGGAAGACGTGGACCAGCCCGCAGTCACAGCACGCGATCTTGCAGCGGCGGTTGGAGCGGCCTTCCTGGAACAGCCACCATTCGCCGTCATGCACCTGTTCGTAGCTGGAGCGGCTCATCGCGCCACCTTGCGCTCGCGCCAGCGCAGCATGCGCCAGGCCTCGACATGCGCTTCGGCCTCCAGGCGCGCGCGGTCGCGCAAGGCGAACCAGGCGGCATCCGGCCGGCGCACCGTCCGCCGCCGCGTCATCGCGCAGAGCAGGCGGAAGCAGCGCTTGGCCAGCCGGAACTCCTTGGCGGCGCGGAAGCGCAGGCGCTGCGGCTCGCTCATCTCCGCCATCAGCCGCGCATCGCGCTCGCGCTGCTCCTCCGCGGCGATCGCCGCCAGCACTTCCGCCGGGATCGGGCCGTCATACTTCAGTTCGGCATCGCGGCGCAGGCTGAGTGCGGTCGGCATGCGGACTCCCTCATGGCTGTCGATGGTTCAAGCAGCCTAGCAGAGTATTGCGAAAATCGCAATATCCTAGTGAGAAATTATGCGATGCGGTGAGCGCCGCCTCGGCGCCTCAATACATGTCGGTGTTCTTCAGCACGAGGTGCAGGTTGCGGATCTTGGAGCGGGCGAGACTGAAGGTGCGCTCCTTCGGCCGGAATTCGAACAGTTCGACGAATTCCGGAGTCAGCCGGACGATGCGCTTGATGAAGGCGCGGGCCGGCGCGCCGTCGCTGTCCGGAAGCAGCTCGACCACGGCATCGCGGCCGGGGAAGGGCTTGCGCGCCGCATCGACGAACAGCAGGTCGCCGTGCATATGCGCGGGCTCCATGGAATCGCCGTCCACATAGATGCAATAGATCCGCGCCTTGCCGGCGAGGCCCGGCGGGCGGTCGACATAGTCAATGGGCTCGCCGTTGTTCAGCTCGAAGACGCCGTCCGGGCCGGCTTGGCCGCTGCCGAGCAGGGGGATCTTGTTCAGCCGGTCGGGACGCGGCGGCAGCGGTGCCACGCGCAGGTTGGGGGGCGGCAGGCGATCCTCCGCAAGGCCGGCCGCAAAACTGGCGTCGCCGCCTTCGAGGCCGCGGAAGAAGGCCTCGATCCGCGCATTCTCGTCGAGCTGCAGGCGCCGGCGTCCCGCCAGCACCTTGTTGAGCTTGTCGACCTCGATCCCGGCCGCTTGCGCGAGGCGGGTCTGGGTCACGCGGTGGCGCTCCAGCGCCGCTTTGATCTCGATCGGTGTCATGGCCCGATTTTGCGAATCGCGCAAACCTCCGTCTATTGCGATTTAAGCGAATATCGCTTGACACTATATGCGATAATCGCTAAAAGCAAGTCATGTTCACGGTCGAACGCAAATCACCTCCCGCCGCTGCATTCCCTCCCTCGGCGGCGGGATCCGCGGCCGGCATCGCCTCGGCCCCCGACGGGGCTCACTGGATGCCGGCCGCAACTTTCTTTGCAGCCATCGACCCCGACGCACCCGCCGTCCGGCAGTGGGCGATCGAGCCCGGGCAGTGCCGCTGGATCCTCGCCGACGAGGACAAGGGCGCGGAGGCCCTGATGTGCGGTGCCGCCGCGCCGCCGCGCCGGCCCTTCTGCGCCGAGCACGCGGCGATGGTCTACCTGCCGCGCGCCGTGGACGAGGCGGCCGGAGGCGCGCAACAGACACAGGAACCAGCAGCAGAGGAGGCGATATGAGTCGGGGCAAAGCTGATACCCGGGCTGAGCGAACGCGGCGGGCGATCATCAAGCTGCTGAAGCGCGGGCCGGCCCTTACCGCCGATGCCCTGGCGGCGCGGCTCGGTCTATCGATCCTCTATGTCCGGCCGCGGGTCTCGGAACTGGTGAGGCAGGCGCGGATCGTGGCGAGCGGCGACCGCGCGCTCAACGCGACCGGCAGGATGGCCAACAAATGGCGGGTGGTCTAGATGCGCCGCGCCCCGTCGCCCGCGGCCGCGCGCCCAATCGACCCGATGCCGCCGCGCTTCCGCGCCCGGCGCTTCACCGATGCCGGCGGCGCGCCGCGCTTCGGCATCAGCGTCGCGTTCAACGGCACCCGCTTCAGCGGCTCGGTGCCGGTGCGCGGCGATGACCGCACCGATGCCGCCGGCGTCGCCCAGCTGCTGGAATCGCTGGCCGGCTTCGTCCGGCGCGGGTGAGGTGGACATGGATGCAAGCAACAGACCGGGTGATGCCGAGCTCATCCGCGACGGCGATTTCGAGCTGCGCGCGCGGGCCTGCGCGGCGGCGGAGAAGGTTTTCGCAGAGCTGCTCGACCTCAGTCTCAAAGCGAAATCGGAATCGGTGAAGCTGGCGGCGATCAAGGAAATGCTCGACCGCGGCTTCGGGCGGGTGGGGCCGGCCGACCGCGCCGGCGGCGTGATTGCCCATGTGCTGGTGGACGACGGCTATCAGGACGCCGATGACGTCTAGGGTCTCGACCGGGCATGTGCCGCGGCCGCAGCAGCGGCTGCTGCATGCGGCGCCGGGCCGCTTCAAGGTGCTGGTGACGCATCGCCGCTTCGGCAAGACCGTCTTCGCCGTCAACGAGCTCATTTCCGGCGCCAAGGCCTGCGGGCTGCGCGAGCCGCGCTTCGCCTACCTGGCGCCGTACTTCATCCAGGCGAAGGACGTCGCCTGGTCCTATCTGAAACACTATACGGCGAAGATCCCCGACATTGCGGTCAACGAGTCCGAACTCTGGGTCGAACTGCCGCCGCGGGCCGAATATGGCAGCGCCGCCGCCGGCGCGCGCATCCGGCTCTATGGCGCCGACAACGCCGACCGCCTGCGCGGCCTCTATTTCGACGGCGTGGTGCTGGACGAATACGCGCAGATGCATCCGCGGGTCTGGTCCGAGGTGGTTCGGCCGGCGCTGGCCGACCGGCAGGGCTGGGCGCTGTTCATCGGCACGCCGATGGGGCGCAACGGTTTCTGCGACTTGTTCGAGGGGGCGCGCGAAGGCTTCGCAGACGATGCCGGCGCCCGGCGCCGCGACCCGGACTGGGCGGGCTTCATGTTCAAGGCGAGCGAGACCGGCATCATCCCGGTCGCGGAACTCGAAGCCGCGCGGCGCGCGATGACGCCGGACCAGTATGCGCAGGAGTTCGAATGCTCCTTCGATGCGGCGGTGCCCGGCGCCTACTACGCGCAGATCCTCGCCGAGGCGGAGCGGCTCGGCCGCGTCCGCCCGATCGCCCACGAGCCGGCCTTGCCGGTGCATACGGGATGGGACCTCGGCATCGGCGACGCCACCAGCGTCTGGTTCGCGCAGGTGGCGCATGGCGAGCCGCGCCTGATCGATTACTACGAGGCGTCCGGCGTCGGGCTCGAGCATTACGTGGCGCAGCTCAGGGCCGGCCACCGCACGCATTGGATCTACGGCCAGCATTTCTTTCCGCATGACCTCAAGGTCAAGGAACTGGGCTCTGGCCTATCCCGCCTCGACGTGCTGCGCGGCTTCGGCCTCTCGCCGACGGTGCTGCCGCAGTCGAGTGTGGACGACGGCATCTCCCAGGCGCGGTTCGTGCTGCGCAAATGCTGGTTCAACACCGAGCGCTGCGGCACCGGGTTGAAGCTGCTGCGGCAGTACCGATCCGAATGGGACGACAGGCGGCAGGTGCTGAAACCGGTGCCGCTGCACGACTTCACCAGCCATTGCGCCGATGCCTTCCGCTATCTCTGCATCGGCCTCGGGCGCCAGCTGATCGATCGCCAAGCTTTGACTGACCCGGCACTCTCTTCAGGTGTACGATCCGCCGGCAGCCGGCCGCGCTTCGCCGCCGGCGCACCGAAGGGAGGAAGACTGCATGGTTGGTAGGAAATGGCTGGCTCTGGCGATGCTGTTCGCGGCGGCGCCGGCTTGGGGGCAGAGCGAAGAGGAGGTCGCCGCCGCGGCTGGCAAGCAGATCGATGCCTTCACCGCTTGCATCAAGATGAAGGCAGGCGAGTTGGCGAAGTCGTCGACGCTGCCTGCCGACCTAGTCGCCGAAAAGGCGGTCAATAGCTGCACGAATGAGCGACATTCACTTTGGGAGCAATTCCAGAAGCCACCACTGAGTTGGGATCCGGAAAGGGCGGCTCGCGAAATCACGGACGCCGTCGCACATATCAAGCCGCAGATTGTGCAAACAATTGGGGACGCGCGTTTCTAGCCTTGACGTTCAGCCAATACTCACACTATAGTATAAGTATTAGCTAAACAGACCGGAGCGCAGACCATGGGATATGTCGGCGGCAAAGACAGGGATCCGACTGGAGGGATTGGCAGCGACAAACCGAAAAGCGCGGGTAAGGGAAAGGAAAGCACCAGCGGCACTGCTGGCGCGCTCAGCGCCTCTTACCAAGGCCCCGGGTCTGCCAAGGCGGCGGACAAGAAATTCAAGGCGGAAGGCGGCTCGGTTCAGAATGGACGCGTAGTCCGAGCCGGCGGCGCCGACTCCAAGCCCGCGCCGGAGCCGAAGAACCTGCCGCCCGGCGTTTCCACCCAATATACGCCGGGCGCCGTTGCCTACTACGGCGATTCGTCCTGGGGTCAGGTCATCGGTACGGTCGCCCCGACATTGGTGCCCGGCGGGGGGCTGCTGAACAATGCTCCAAGTATCGTAAAGGGCAAATTCGATACGCAAAACACGGGTGGTTTGCTCGGTGAAGGCATCGACAGTCTCACAGGTCAGAAGCCCGGCGTACAAACCGGCTGGGCTGAAGATCCCAGCATGTCGAGCACAAGAGGACGCTCTCAGCGCGGCACCAAGCGTGAGAGCTTCGATCAGACTGCAATTGGCTCAACTGGCGATGCAACGAGCGATCCACTCCTCAGCGCGGCGTCAATTCCAACCGCTGACTTCTCCGACGTCAGCCTCGCGGACCGGCGCAAGCCGGGGCTGAAGCAGATGCTGGAGACGATGCTGTGAGCGGGCGGCGGCTCGGGATGAGCGATGCGGAGTTCGATCGTGCGATGACTCCCTTCGCGCCGCAGATCGAGCGCGGCTATCGGGCGACCCTCGCGCTCAACCGCCTGGCGGCTGATGAAGGCTTCCGCCAGCGCTACCTGAAGGGCGATGCCGAGGCGGTGGCGCTCTACGACCAGCTGACCGTGCTCAAGGCGGCGGGCACGCAGCCCTATCACGACGCGGTCGGTGCGATGCAGGCCGCCGCGACGCCGAATACCAGCGCCGCGGCGCTGGCGCTGATCAACGATCGCGATTTCGTCGCGTGCTACACGGCGGGCGACAGCGCGGCGCGGGCCCAGTGGGACGCGGCCTCGCCCCACAATACCCTTCGCGACAACACGGCTGTCGCGGAAGCGGCGGAAGGAAGCGACAACGCATGACCGATGTGAAGGCAACACCGGCCTCCCTCGCCGCGCTGGCCGAGGAGGCCGGACGGAAACTTGCGTCCGCGCGCGAAGCCTACGGCAGGCAAAGTCTCGCCGCCGCCGAGGGCGATGCAGAGGCGCGTGAGGCCCTGGCCCGGCTCGAGCAGGACATCGCGGCGCTCGATGCCGAATTGCAGCGCCTCGATGCGGCGCAGCGCGAGGTGGCGGCACGGGCGGAGGCCGAGGCACTCGCTGCCGCTGCTCAGCAGGCGGCGGAGCGGGAAGAGACGGTGCGCGAACTGGTCGCCGCACAGCTCGGCCATGTCGAGCGGCTGGATGCGGCGGTCGCCGCGCTGCGGGCGGTGCTGCTGGCGATGCGTGACGGCAATACCGCGCTCGGCGATGCCCTCGGCGGCGCGGCGCAGCAGAGCATCCACGACTTCAACCTGAAACTGCCGATCATGATCGACACCGCGCTGGCGATCGGCGGCTTCCAGTTCAAGAGCATGCCCTTCGTCGCGCGCGACGCCGAAGGCTTGCCCGATCTCGCCGCCTGTCGCCTGGCGCCGCTCTATCCGGCCGGCTGGCTGCTCCGGCTCGCCGGCGCCGGCTGACGCCGCTTTCCTTCGTCCGCTACAGATTCATCCTCTCCATCTTTGCAGGAGCTCCGGCATGAGCTTTTTCAAACCGACGCCGCCGCCCAAGGTCGAGCCGCCGCCGACGCGCGATACTGCGGCGGATGCGCTGCAGCAGCAGGAAGACGAAGCCAAGCGGCGGCGGGCCGCGCTGCAGGGCATGGCCTCCACCATGCTGACCGGCGCCAGCGGCGTCGGCGGCGAACTGACCGGTTCCCGCATGATGACCAATGGGACGATGACCAATGGGTGATCCTGAAACCGCGTCCGAAGACGAAGGCCTGCCGGAGCCCGAACTTGCCGGCACACCGATCGGCGACCGCAAGGTGCAACCGGCCGAGCCGCCGATCACCGATCCCGATGTTCCCGAACTCCAAGACCGACGGAGACCGCGGCCATGAGCAAGCTCTACATCTCTGAATATGCCCGCATGACCCAGGCGGCCGGCCCCGGCAATGCCGTGGTGCAGGCACCGGAAGAACCGCCGATCGCGACCCAGGTGGTGGACTTCACCGCCGGCGCGACGCCCTCGGCTGCGTTCAACGCGAAGACCCGCTTCGTGCGGCTGCACAGCGACGCGGTCTGCTCGCTGCGCTTCGCCGCCAACCCGACCGCGACCGTCAACGATGCGCGGCTCGCCGCCGGGCAGACGGAACTCCGCGGCATTCCCGCCGACGGCTCCGCCGCCAAGGTTTCGGCGATCGCCAACACCTGATCGCGACGCTCTGCCCGCAACTTCCCGAGGATCGACAGCGCATGATCGGCACCCAAGCCATTGCCACGCACCGGCCCGCGGCGCCCGCAGTGAGCGGCCGCGCCAGGATGGACAGCCGCGACATCGCCGGCGAGATCATCCGCCGCCAGCAGCAGCTGGAGGCCGAGCGCGCAGTCTATGAGCCGCTCTGGCAGGAGATCGCGGATTTCATGTTGCCGCGGGCCGGCGTGTTCACCTATCAGGGCACGCCGCAGCTCCGGCCGCAGGTCTTCGATTCTACGGCGGTGCTGGCGCTCGATCGCTTCTCCGCCGCCTTCGAGAGCATGCTGACGCCGCGGGCGCAGACTTGGCATATGCTGAAGCCGCTGGACGACGATCTCGCCGACGACCTCGAGGTGAAGCGCTGGTGCAGCGAGGTGACGCGGCGGCTGTTCGCCTTTCGCTATTCACCGCGCTCCAACTTCGCTTCGCAGATCCACGAGGTCTACGGCGCGCTCGGCGCCTTCGGCACCGCCGGCCTCTTCTCCGAGGAAGCGCCGGGGGCGGGCGTTACCTATCGCGCCTGCAATCTCGCCGGCCTTTATGTGGTGGAGGATTTCCAAGGCCGGATCCGCACCGCGCATTACAAGCTGGAGATGACGGCGGAGCAGGCGGCCCAGCGCTTCGGCGCCGACAAACTGCCCGAGCAGATCCGGAGCAAGCTCGAGACCCGCCCCGACGACAAGGCAACCTATCTGCATTGCGTGCGGCCGAACGCGGCGCGGGTGCATGGCGCGAAAGGCCGCAGCGGCATGACCTATGAATCCTGGTGGGTCTGCCAGGACGCGCGGCAGGTGGTGGGGCAGGGCGGCTTCCGCACCTTCCCCTATGCGGTCTCGCGCTATGTGACGCGGCCCGGCCAGGTCTACGGCGACAGCCCGGGCATGCTGGCGCTGGCCGATACCAAGATGCTGAACGTGATGGCGCAGACCATGGTGCAGGAGGCACAGCTCTCGATCGCGCCGCCGCTGCTGGCGCCGAATGACGGCGTGCTCTCGGCCTTGGGCGACGGCGTCTCGCTGTTGCCGGCGGCGATCAACTATGGCGGCGTCGATGACCAGGGGCGGCCGCTGATCCATGCATTGAACCGCGGCAGCCAGTTCGCGCCGGTGAAGGAGGAAATCGCCGAGCGCCGGCAGTCGGTCAACGCCGCCTTCCTGGTGACGCTGTTCCAGATCCTGGTCGAGACGCCGCAGATGACGGCGACGGAAGCCCTGCTGCGTGCCCAGGAGAAGGGCGCCCTGCTGGCCCCGACCACAGGGCGGCAGCAGTCGGAGCTGCTGGGGCCGATCGTCGAGCGCGAGATCGACCTGCTGGCGCGGGCCGGCGCGCTGCCGCCGCCCCCGCCGGTGATGCTGGAGCGGAACGGCGGCTACAAACTCGAATATGACTCGCCGCTGACCCGCGCGATGAAGGCGGACCAGGGTGTCGGTCTCTTGCGCACCATCGAGGCGCTGGCGCCGCTGGCCGGCGCCGATCCCGCGGTGATGGACGTGTTCAATCCCGACGAGATCGCGCCCGGCCTTGCCGAGATCAACGGCGTGCCGGCGAAGTGGATCCGCTCCAAGGATGAGCTCGATGCCTTGCGCCAGGGCCGCGCCCAGGCGCAGCAGGCGGCCCAGGCCGCGGCGGCCTTGCCCCAGGTCGCCGGCAGCATCAAGGACCTGGCGCAGGCTGAGGCGGCGACGCAGCCGCAGCAAGGGGCGGTGCAGGGATGAGTTTGCTCGATCGGGTCCTGCCGCGCGCCGACCTGGTGCGCGCCTATCAGCAGGTGTTCGCCGGTGGCGGCCTGGCGCGCGATGCCGTGCTCGGCGACCTCGCGGTCTTCTGCGGCGAGCAGCAATCCTCGGTGCGGGTCAGCGGCCAGAAGGCGGTCGACCCCTACGCGATGGCCGTGGCCGAAGGGCGGCGCGAGGTCTGGCTGCGGATCCGCGCCATGCTGGAGATGGAATCGTCGCAGGCCTGGGCGCTGGCACAACGCGAGCGCATCGCGGCGGCTGCGGCAAGACAAGGAGGACGATGAATGAACAGTGAAATCGCGAGCGGCGGAATCCACGGCGGTGAGATCGCGGGCGGCGCCGGCGAAAGCGGCGCGATGGCTGGGGCGGCGCCGGCCGAGGCGGGCGGCGCGGCCTGGTTCGCCGGCTTCGACGGCGACACTCAGAGCTGGCTCGAGAACAAGGGCTGGACCGCCGCGCAGGATGGGCTGGCGCAGATGGTGCGCGCGCACCGCAGCCTCGAGAGCATGATGGGCCGCGACAAGGTGGTCTGGCCAAAGGATGCGAATGACAAGGCCGGCTGGGCCGAGATCCACCGACGCATGGGCGTGCCGGCGAGCTGGGAAGACTACGGCCTGGTGCCGCTCGGCGCCGACGGCAAGCCGGACGAAGCCGCCGACCGCAGCTATGCCGACGGCATGGCGCAGGTGTTCCTGAAGCTCGGGGTCGGCCGCGAGACCGCGACGGCGCTGGCCGGCGAGCATGCCAAGCTGCAGGCCATGCTGACCGCCGCCGAGAACGACGCCTTCCAGCGGACATCGGCGCAGGACTTCGATTCGCTCCGGCGTGAGTGGGGCGGCGAGGCCGACGGCCGGCTCGCCGCGGCGCAGCGCGCCTCGCGGGCCTTCGGCCTCGAGCCCGCGACCATGGGCAAGATCGAGCGCGCGATCGGCACCCGCGCGATGCTGACCTTGCTGGCCGAGATCGGCAGCGCGATCTCCGAGGACCGCGGCAGCGGCGCGGGCGGCTTCGGCGCCGGCGGCTGGCTCACCCCGGAAGCCGCCAATGCCCGCCTGGTCGAACTCCGCGGCGACCGCGAATGGACCCAGCGCTACTTCGCCGGCGACAAGAGCGCGATCGCCGAATATGACCGCCTGATCAGCGCTGTGGCGAATAGGGGGTAGCACTCCTCCGCCGTCTGCCCCGCGCAATCCAATTCGCAATGATGGAGATGCACGGCAGGACGAGCGGTGGCGCTACAATCAGTCCGTACCAAGCCAGCGCATTGGGGGATCGTGGGTCGGAATTTATCAGAAAGGCCACGAAGGGTGGTTTCTCACAGCTCGGCAAATAGCAATCTGGAAGAAAATCCCACTGCGCATACCAGAGCAGTGACAGGACGCCATAGATGATCCATGGAAAGACCATGAATGCCCTGTCCACAAGGGCGAGCAACGCCTTCCAGATGGAGCGATAGATCATCGTGCGAGTTTGGAGTTCTTTCACGAGCCTTGTCCAGCGAGCACTCGTGACGCATCCGGTTTCTGCTCTTCCGAGGGTCTGGCAACCTCACCCGATGTGCCGATCCGGCCGTCCTCGCCGCCGCGCAAGTCGATAAACTCTATGCCGCCGCGGACTGGCAGTCACTGTTCCAGCAGGATCGGCGTCTCGCCGAACGGGCGGTTGATGATGGAGAGTGGAGCACATCGATTGCTCGCAAGGCGGCCGAGCCGGCGCGAAATCTGCGGCGTCTGCGCCAGAGAGCGACAGGAGCTCTGCAGCGAAATGCGCGTGGTCGATCGCTATTCGCGCGATGAGGCTCTGAGCCAGAGAAAGATACGTTAGATATATAAAGTACCTTTCTGCGGAGAGGCGGGGCGCAGAAAGATACTTTTCGATCTGCAGATTTCCATTGCTATCCGGCAAAAATCATACTATAGTGTATCTTGTTGGATCGCGGCGGCGGACAAGCCTCTCCTTATATAGAGGCCCCGCTTCTCGCCCGGCCTGACCGTCCAGCGGACGTTACCCGCGAGAGCGGCCCCGTGCCGTGCCCGACAAGCCGTCGCGCGTTTCGCGCGGCCCGGGCATCCAAGCGGACAAGCCATCGACCGTCAGTGCGCCCCACGTCGCGGGCGCGTTCACAGTTGAGGCTTCAAACATGTCCGCCAATCTCATCAATCTCCGCACGATTCAGTTTTCCGACAAGTTCGCGCTGCTCTCGCAGCAGTTCGGTTCGCGCCTCCAAGGCCTGGTCGGCCAGGGCCAGTACCAGGGCAAGCAGGCCTCGCCGGTCAACCAGGTGGCGCCGACTGCGGCGGTGCAGGTCACCGAGCGCTTCACGCCGATCGACCGGCAGGATGCGACCTTCGACCGGCGCTGGGTGTTCCCGGTTCCCTACGAGCATGCGCAGCTCGTGGACAAGTTCGACGAGCTGCAGCTGCTCGGCGACCCGAAGCCCTCGCTGGTGATGAACGCCGCCAATGCGATGGGCCGTGCCAAGGACAGCGTCATCCTCAACGCCTTCTTCGCCACGGCGAAGACCGGCGAGCTCGCCGCCGGCGCCGTGCCCTTCGCCGCCACGCTGACCAGCGCCGGCGGGCAGAACGTCTCGGTGAGCCACGGGGCTTCGGCGGCGACCAACCTCACCGTCGCGAAGCTCCGCGAGGTCGTGAAGACCTTCCTCGCCAACAACGTCGATCTCGAACGCGAGCAGGTCACCGGCGCCTTGAATGCGAAGGCCCATGACTCGCTCCTCGGCGAGATCCAGGTCACCTCGATGGACTACCAGTCGAAGCCGGTGCTGGAGGAGGGGCGGATCCGCCGCTTCATGGGCATCAACTTCGTGCTGACCGAGGAAGTCACCAACGCTTGCCAGGGCACCGATGACCTCGCCGGCAGCAGCATCGGGATTCCGTTCTGGGTCAATTCCGGCATGCATCTCGGCGTCTGGATCGACCAGACCACCAACATCACGCAGCGCACCGATCTCAAGCTCCAGCCCTGGCAGATCTACATGGACATGATGATCGGCGCGACCCGCATCGAAGAGAAGAAGGTGGTTCGCGCCTGGTGCCGCTGATCGGTACTTCGCCGCGATCCTCGTTCCCCCAGCAGGTAAGCCCGGTGCCATTCCGGCGAAAGGACCTCTCCCATGGCTGTCAACGCCTATAAGACCGTCTCCATCACCAATCTCGACGCAACGCCGATCCTGCGCGCCAATCCCTGGGTGCATGGCGGCAATTCCAAACAGTTCGCCGGCACGGTCGAGGCCGTGACCGGCGATTCCATCGGCTCGACCTATCGCTTCTTCCGGGTCGGCTCCTGGATGCGCCCGGTCTCGCTCACCCTGTTCTGCGACGCGCTGACCGGCGGGGCCGCCGATCTCGGCCTCTACCGCGCGGCGGCCGACGGCGGCGCGGTGGTCGATGCCGACCTCTTCGCCACCGCGCAGTCGATCGCCAGCGCCAACGCAACCGGCCTCCAGCTGCGCTTCGAAGCCGACGACGTCGCCAACGTCGAGAAGCGGATCTGGGAACTGCTCGGCCTCACCGCCGACCCGAACCTGGAATACGATGTCGCCCTGACTCTCACCGCCGGCATCAGCGCCTCCGGCACGCTCGCCCTCCAGGGCGTGTTCTCGTGGTGATGCCATGGCGATCCAGTACATCGGCATCAACCGCGGCCAGCAGAACGCGGACATCGCCGCCGGCACCTCCACCACGGGCCGGCAGATCGAGCTCGCGGTGAACGACGCCGTCGGCATCACCCGCAAGGAGGTGCTCGACAGCCTCGACAAGCTCCGCGACTTCATCGTCAACACCCGCGCGACGCCGTTCGCGCAGTAGCGCGCCAACCTGCCCAGGGATTCGAAATGGCCTCACAGACCTCGATCTGCAACCGGGCGCTCGAATGCCTGGGCGATGCGCCGATCGTCTCGATCGACGACGACACCAAGCAGGCGAAGGCGCTGCGGCGTGTCTACGATATCAGCCGCCGCGCCTTCCTCTGCGACCACCCCTGGCACTTCGCCAAGAAGCGGGCCTCGCTGCCCGCTTCCGCGGCGACGCCGGCCTGGGGCTTTGCCCGCGGCTTCCCCGTGCCGGTGGATTTCCTGCGCCTGCTCGCGGTTCGCAATGGGCCGGACTTCAGCCTCGAGGCGGATACCACCGGCTCGCAATGGATCCTGAGCGACGCCGCGGCGCCGCTCGACATTCTCTATCTCTACGACGTGACCGATGCCGGCCGCTTTCCGCCGCACGCGGTCGAGGCATTGGCGCGCTGGCTGGCCTATGACCTCGCCGAGGACCTGACTCAGTCAAACACCAAGAAACAGGACGCGGCGCAGGCGCTGGCGGTCGCGCTCGCCCGGGCGAAACGCATCAACGGCATGCAGAAGCAGCCGGAACCCTATCCGGCCTGGTCGTTCCTGCAGGCCCGCGCGCAGTCCACGCAGTTTCCGATCCTGACGACGAACGGCTGAGGCAGCGCGCGGGTTTACCCCATGGTCAGAGCATCCCCCAACTTCAACGCCTTCGACGCCGGCGAGTTCGCGCCGATCACCGAAGGCCGCACCGATCTCTCGCGCTATGGGTTCGCCTGCCGGATCCTGGAGAACTTCATCCCGCGCGTGGTCGGTCCGGCTTCCCGGCGGCCGGGCACGTCCTTCATCGCCTCGACGCGCTTTCCCGAACGTGACTCGCTGCTGGTGCGGTTCGAATATTCGACCGAGCAGGCCTATGTGCTGGAGTTCGGCCATCTCTACGTCCGCTTCTACCGCAACGACGGCCCGCTGCTCGAGGCGAGCAAGACGATCAGCGGCGCGTCCCAGAGCAACCCGGTCACGCTGACCATCGTCAACCACGGCTATGCCGACGGCGAGGATATCGAGGTCGCCGGCATCGCCGGGATGACGCAGCTCAACGGCCGGCGCTTCCGCGTCGCCTATGTGAATGCCAACACGGTCGAGCTCACCGACCAGCATGGCAGCCCGGTCAACGGCAGCGGCTTTGGCGCCTATACCTCCGGCGGCACGGCAGCGCGGGTCTACACGCTCTTGACCACCTATCAGGAAGCCGATCTCAGCCAGCTCAAATTCGCGCAGTCGGCCGACATCCTCTACATCGCCCATACCGAATACGTGCCGCGCAAGCTGCAGCGCTACGGCGCCACCAACTGGGTGCTGTCGCAGATCGACTTCCAGGACGGACCCTATCTGCCCGTCAACAACGCCCAGACGACGCTGACGCCGTCGGCCGCTTCCGGTGCGGGCATCACCATCTCCTCGGCGCAGTCGGTGGCGATCTCCAGCGCCGCCAACAACGGCGCCGGCGCCATCCGCATCACCTCGGCGAACCACGGCTGGAAGACCGGCGACAAGATCGACATTACCGGCGTCGTCGGCACCACCGAGGCGAACGCGACCTGGACGGTCTCGCGCGTCAACGCCAATACCTATGACCTCAACGGCTCGGCCTTCGCCAACGCCTATGTAAGCGGCGGCACCGCGAAGCCGCATATCTTCGAGCCGACCGATCTCGGCCGCTTGGTCCGGATCCAGCATGCCAGCACCTGGGGCTACGCCAAGATCACCGCCTATACCTCCGCCGTGTCGGTGACGGCGGACGTCCTCAGCAACTTCGGCGGCACCACGGCTTCCTCCAGCTGGCGGCTCGGCCTCTACAGCCAGGGCGGCGGCTATCCTTCCTGCGTCACCTTCTATGAAGGGCGGCTGTTCTGGGGCGGCTGCCCGCTGACCCCGACCCGGGTCGACGGCTCGATGTCGTCGAACTACGAGACTTTCTCGCCCTCATCGACCGCCGCGGTGGTCGCCGACGACAACGCAGTCGCCTATCCGCTCGATTCCGGCGACGTCAACAACGTGCTCTGGATGAAGGACGACGAGAAAGGTCTCCTGGTCGGCACCAAGGGCGGCGAGTGGGTGGTGCGCGCCAATACCCTGAACGGCGCGCTGACGCCGACCAACGTGAAGGCGACGCGCGCCACCACCTACGGCTCCTACGAAGGCTCGCAGCCGGTCCGCACCGGCAAGGACGTGATCTTCGTGCAGCGGAAGCGCCGCAAGATCCGCAACCTCAACTACACCTACGAGATCGACGGCTTCAACGCCGGCGACCTCACCATCCTCTCCGGCCATATCGGGCGGCTGGAGTTCGGCCAGCTCGCCTTCCAGTCGGAGCCCGAGGGCTGGGTCTGGATGACCCGCGGCGACGGCCAGCTGCCGGTCCTCACCTATGACCGTGACGAGCAGAAGATCGGCTGGTCGCGCCAGATCCTCGGCGGCTACCAGGACGCGGCGCGGCGCCGGCCGCCGATCGTCCGCTCGGTCTCAGCCATTCCCGATCCGAACGACGCCCGCGACGAGGTCTGGCTGATCGTGCAGCGCATGATCAACGGCCGGGTCGAGCGCTATGTCGAGCTGTTCGCGCCGGAATGGGAGAACTCCGACGACCAGGAGCAGGCGTTCTATGTCGATTCCGGCCTGATCTTCGACGGCCGCCAGGCGCAGACCCTGCAGCCCGGCACCGGCGCCACGACCAAAGGTACCACCGGCGTCGTCTTCACCGCCGGCGGCGATGTGTTCAAGCCCGCCGATGTCGGCCGCGAAATCTCGATGCGCTGGTTCGACTATGCCGCCCTCGACCCCGAGGATCCGGCGGTGCAGGGCGCCTGGATCTCGGCAAAGGCGCGCGTCACGGCCTTCGGCTCCGCGACCCAGGTGACGGCCACCATCCTCGCCGCCTGGCCCAGCCTCGATCTCGTTCCGGCCAATGGCTGGCGGCTCTCGGCCAGCGCGCTCTCCAACCTCTGGCATCTCGAGGGCGAGACCATCACGGTCAACGCCGAGGGCGCCACCCATCCCGACGTCAAGGTGGTGAACGGCCGCGCGCCGCTGACGCGTGCCGTCGGCTATGCGGTCGCCGGACTCAAGTACCACTCGCGGCTCCAGACCATGCGGATCGAGGCGGGGGCAACGGACGGCACGGCCCAGGGCAAGGTGAAGCGCATCAACGAGGTCACCTTCCGCGTGCTGCAGAGCCTCGGCGGCGAGGCCGGCTCGGATTTCACCAGCATGGTGCCGCTCAAGTACCGCACCACCTCGATCCCGATGGGCGAGGCGCCGCCGATCGGCGACGACGATTGCCGCGTGCTCTGGGAGAAAGGCTACGAGACCAAGGGCCGCATCGCGCTCCGACAATCCGCGCCCTTCCCGATGACGGTGATCGCGGTCCTGCCGCAGGTCACGACTTACGACAAGGGGTGACCATTGGGGCCGAGCCGCATGCTGATCGTTCCCTACGCACCGCATCATCTGCACCAGCTGGCACTCCAGCCGCACCAGCAGCATCTCGGGCCGGCCTTGCGCGCGCATGGCTGGGCCGAGCAGGTGGCCGATGCCGGCCCGTGCTGGACCGCGCTGGTCGAAGAGAAGCCGATCGCCTGCGCCGGCTTCCAGGAATGCTGGGAAGGCCGCGCCATCGCCTGGGCGATCCTGGGCGAGACGGCGGGCCGCCACATGGCGGCGCTGACCCGCGCGGTCAAGCGCGCGCTCGAGCGCCATCCGGCGGCGCGCATCGAGGCGCAGGCACTGCTCGGCTTCAGCCCGGCGACGCGCTGGGCACGGCTGCTCGGCTTCGCGCCGGAATGCGTGTTGCGGCAGTTCCACCAGGGCCGCGATTACCAGGCCTTCGTCTTGTTGAAGAACAGGGAATAAGTCATGGCCTTTTTCACGCCGGCCGTTGCGGCGGCGGCCGCAACCGGAATCAGTGCAGCCGGCTCGATCATCTCCGGCGTCGGACAGTATCAAGCCGCCAAGGGCCAGGCCAAGGCGGATCGGCAGAACGCCCGCCTCGCGCTGGCGCAGGGCGAGAGCGAGGCCGGGCTGATCCGCGAACGCGCGCGCCGGATCTCCGGCCAGAACCGCGCCGCGATCGGCGCAAGCGGCGTCGACATCTCCGGCTCGTTCCTCGACGCGCTGGCGGACAGCGACATCAACGCCGAGCTCGACGCCCAGACCGCGCTCTGGAACCGCAAGGCCGAGGCCGGCAACTACCGCGCCCGCGCCGCGCAGTCGGGCAAGTCGGGCGCCGGGGCCCTGCTCGGCGGCGTCTTCGGCGCCGGCAGCGCGGCGCTGACCGGCTACGCCAACTGGAAATGAAGGGACCGCACTGATGGCAGTGGTCGAGGTCTTCCAACGCCGGGAAATACCCGAGGCGCGCGTGCTACCGCCCAGCGCCGAGAACACCTTCGCCGAGCAGTTCGGCAACGGCCTGCAGGAAGTCGGCCAGGCGGCCATTCGCGCGGCGAATGCGGCTCAGCGCGCGGACGACGCCGTGCGCGAGAAGAACAACGCTGCCTGGCTTGGCAAGACCAAACCGCAGGCGATGATCGACATCGACCGGCGGATCGACGACCTGGAAGCCAATGCCGCGGAAGGCGCACCCGGCCACGTCGCCGCGGTCGAGAAGATCTTCTCGGACTATCGGGAGATGCTTGGCAAGTCGGCGCCGGACGCCGGCACCGCCGCCGAGCTGGACTCCTTCATCCTGGCGCTGGAGGCCGAGCGCATCGGCGGCGCGCGCCGGTTCCAGAAGTCGTCGGAGATCGCGCAGCGCAGCCTCGACATCGAGCGCGGCGTCTCCAGCCTCGGCGGTGTCGTCGCGAGCAAAGGCGACCAGCTGCCCTGGGCGCGGTCCGAGCTGGACTCCATGATCGACCGGCAGGGGCTGCCCGCGGACAAGGCCGCCGAGTTGAAGCGGCAGTCGCAGATGAAGCTGACCGATGCCTATCTCGGCGGGCTCATGCTCGACCATCCGGACATGGTCGAAGAGATCGTCCAGAGCGGATCGCTCGACGAATACATGGAGCCCGGCGACAAGCCGGCCTGGCTCGAGCGGGCGAAGAGCCGCGCGGAGTCGAAGTTGCAGACGCAGCTGGCGCTCGCCGACCGGGCCGACCGGCTCGCCGGCCAGGAAATCCGCAAGCGCGGCGATGCCGCCGCCAAGGATCTCTGGGGCAAGTTCGCCGACGGCAAGCTCGCGCGCGACGAGATCGATGCCGCGCGTGACGTTCTCGATCCCAACGACTACCGGGCGCTGGTGACGGCCGCCGCGCAGCCCGGCGCCGAGCATGACGATCCGCAGGCGATCGCCGCCATCGAGGATGCGGTCGGCGCACCGGATTTCCTGGCGACGCTCGACGGCGCCCTGGAGCGCGGCGAGGTGACGACCGAGACCTATCGCAGCTACCGCAGCATCGGGCGCAAGCTGGGTACGGACACAATCGCCGGCACGCCCTATGCGACGGCCTACACTTACATCAAGGACAGCCTCGGCTCGGGCGGATTCTTGTTCGGCAACAATTCGGAAGCGGCGCGGCAGGCGGCCCGCAATGCCTTGCAGGAGTTCGACCTCTGGGCGCGCCAGAACCCTGACGCGCCGATCGAGCAATTCGATCGGGTCGGCCGCGACCTGGTCAATCGCTATCGCGCCTTCACCTGGGATTCCTTGAGTGCCGCGACCGGCCTCCCGGCCTTCTATTCGGGCACGCGCGACGGGCTGACCGGGGCGGCAATCGACGAGGCCGAGCGCACGGCTGCGTTGGCCTATGACACCGGCGCCTATTCCAGAGAGCAGTTCCTCTTCGAGCTGAGGAAGCTCAACGACTGGCGCGAAATCCTCAAACGCAAGGCAGGGCAGTAGATGGCCGGCGGTCTTTCAGGAGAAGTGCTTTGGCAGCGTCCGGGACCAGACAGCTCTCCCGCCGGTAGATCGCGCGCGATCGGCGGAAACCCCTTACACCCTAGGGACCAAAGCGTGGGGACGAGACAATGCCGGCGCGCCAACCCTGTCTCTCTACGCCCGAAGCGCTTCCCCACTTCCAACTTATCGGAAGTATGCCAATTCGGCGACATCGAAACCGACTTTGCCGTCGATGTGCTTTGGCAGCGTCCGGGCTCAGACAGCTCTTCCGCCGGTAGATCGCGCGCGATCGGCGGAAACCCCTTCGACCCTAGGGACCAAAGCGGTGCCGAACCGGAGGGACGCACGCTCCCCTCATCCTTTTTAGCCTCGCCCATGGACGAAGCCTCACGCGGCCTGCGACTTTCCGACGGTCGATCCGGCGCGGAGGATGTAGTGCAACGGGTGGTAGAAGTCAATTGCGCCGAGAACGCGGCCAGGGTGGCAGGGGAGCGAGTGATTGCCGGTGCACCGACCAACACTCTGGACGCCCGAAGCGACCCCCCTGCGGACATTGTAGGTCGGAGATTGCCACGACACAAGGCGGATGGCCGCGGCGCGAGTGATTGCCGGTGCACCGACCTACACTCCCAACGTCCAAATCGACGCCGCATCTTTCACAATAGCTGTACGCGCGGAGCATGGCAGAAACCGAAGCAAGACCGGACACCCAATACGTGAAGATCGCACTCTAGGCAGTTGTAGAGGCGTGGGAGCGGCGGCAATAACTCCACTCGGCCCTCGATCCCGCCGAGACGAAATACCTCAGCGTAAGGCAGCACAGCAGATGAACGATTCAGCTCTCTTCGAAACGCCGGAGCCGCTCACCGACGCCGACAATGTCGGGCCGAGCTACGTCGATTATCGGACTCAGGCCGCCGATGATGCGCTGATTGATCGCGCGCGGCAGCGCGCTAAGGTGCTCCAAGATCAACAAGCGGCTTCGAAACCGCTTCCCGGAAAATTACCCAAGCCCCAGACGTATACGGAAGCACTCATCAATCCAAGCGGCTCCGAAGAGGAGGCCCGGGCCATGGGGGCGGGCGGGTGGGAGAAGATGGCGCAGTTCGGCGTCGCTGCCGCCAAAGACGTCGGAAATTTTGTCACCCATCCGAGCGAGCTGCCGCGCGCGGTGTGGTACGGACTGCAGAAGGCGGCGGCGGCGCTGCTGAGCCTGCCGCTCGAAGCCGGTCTCGCCATCGACCAGGTGGAACTCAAGTACGGCCTCATCTCCGAGGAGACAGTCAAGAAACACCAGAGGTGGGTCGACGCGATCAAGACCGCGCCGGACGCCGACACATTCCTGAACGTCAAACCGCCGGAAACTGTCACGGGCAACCTGGTTTCGGGTGCGGTCCAGTTCATTTCGGCTGCGGGCCGAGCCTCAAAGCTGATCAAGGCAGCGGGCATTCAAAGCACCATGGTGGCGAATGCCGGTGCCGGTTTCGTCTCCGCCACGACCGCGTTTCAGGGATCCGAGGACTCGCTCGCGGAATGGGTTCAGTCAAACCCGAAATACGCCAACGTCGTGACCGAGTTCCTGGCCTCGGACCCGGATGACAGCGAAGCCGAGAAGCGGCTGAAGAACGGCCTCGAGGGCGTTCTGGTCGGCGTCCTGTTCGACGGCTTCCTGGCCGGCCTCAAAGTGCTGAAGGCGGGCCGCGCCGCCCGGCATGTCGAAGGTGCAGCAGGGCTCCGCGCCGCTGCCGCCGACGTCGGAGCTGCCGGAGTTGATGCCGGAGCAACTGCATCGATTGGGCGATCCGAATGCGCCGCTGGTGCAGGTGATCGATGATGCTTCAACTCAGGCGAAGGGGGGCGGCGACGCTGGGACAGCTAAGAGCGCTTCCCCGAGCGCAGACAGGACGAAACAGGCGCCGACGCAAGCCTACGACGTCGGGCCGTTTGCCGATGGGCAACTGCGCCCCCATACGGACATTGAGGCCTTTGTCAAAGGTGAAGTCCGGCCAAAGGCAAAGGGCGAGGTCATTGCCAATCCGACCTTCGAGCTAAAGGCGCTGTTACCAAGAGCCTTCGACAAACTGGCCGAGCACGCCCCTGAGTTGAGCACCTTACCCAATCGGATCTTTATCTCCGGCCGCGCGTTGGAGGCTTTTGAGAAACTGTATCCCCTAAGCGATACGAAGGTCGACGAGATGCTCAACTCAGTTCTGAGCTCTCCTCGTTTCGTGTTTCCCAACACGAGAGGAGACGCTTGGGCACGGCCGATCCTCGTTACCAAGCTACGCAAGTTTGTGCAGGTTGTGTTTCAACCGCGCGAGGATGGTTCTGGAATCGAGGTTGTAGGCGTCACACGCGTCAATCGGAGCAAGGTGAACGAGTTAAAGGAGGCAGCGGAGAAACAGGGGTTCCAGATCGATGATCTGTGGATCACCGCTGACAATGCAAGACCGGATGCCCCCGCTGCAACGTTGAGCCTGCAGCCCGAGCCATCGATGTTGAAACTCGACCAATCTATTCCTGCGTTGAAGAAGCAGTTGGGAGATTCTTACGCGGAGCTTGCAAAGTCCTACGAAGAGGCTGCAGAGGCCCACAGACACGGTCGGAAGCCCGACGCTCGCGTTACCGTCGGTGGTCCCAACTTAAAGCAGCCGATCATCTTGGGACCAGTAACTCCAGAGGCGGTTGCGCGAATCAATGCCATCTTTGCTAAAGAGGGCATTGACATCGACGTGACTGGCTACTCGCACGCGGTCGATGCTTACGCAGCTCGCCATACCATCAAGGGTCATGGTTCTCCGTTAGCCGAGGTCGGGCGCGGGCAACTACCCGTGACTGCGAAGGATTGGGCGCTGATACCCGACATCCTCGCTGCGCCAGATCATATCGCCTATCTCGGGCGCGCCGAGCGGGGTGGAGAGATCGTTGTCGTCGGAAAGCAGGTCAACGGCCATGTGCTCTATCTCGCAGTGGCCCGTACGGGAACACACATCCTCTCGGCGCATACAATGGAGAAATTTCCAGGGCGCTTGGAGGACATTGCCGAGCGCGTAGAGAGCCTACGCAACGGCAAGATGTTCCGGGGGGAGAGAATGCTGGCAGGCCAGCCCTCCGCTCTACGTCCAAGTCCCGGCCCCGGCACTCGTAATATAGGAAACACCCGCGCCGAGGTCAACTGGTCCAAGATCGAATCCAGCGACGATATCCAGTCCGTTCTGAAAGACCTAGCCGACGCCTTCCCCAACGAAGTTCCGCCAGCGCAGCGCGGCATCGCGTCCAAGGAAGCGACGCAGGCGGTGGCGGATGCGCTCGGCATGAGCGTCGATGACGTGCTGAAGCAGCGCAGGGGTGTCGACTTCGCGCCCGAGCAGGTGCAGGCGGTCCAGCGGCTGCTGACGGCCTCGCAGGAGAAGCTGATCGAGGTCGCGCGCGCGGCCTCGCAGCACGGCGCGACGGCGGCGGATCGATATGCCTTCCGCCGCATGCTGGCGACGCATTACGCGATCCAGGCGGAAGTGCTCGACGCCGGGAGCAAGACCGCTTCGGCGCTCGATGCCTGGCGGCTGCCCCCGGGTACCGGCCAGGAGCAGATGCGTGCGCTGGAGCAGCGGCTGCTGGGAAGCGGCGGGTCGGAAGTCACGGAAGCGCTCGCAGGGCGGATCTCCGTCCTCGCGCTGGCGGGGGTCGATCCGAAAGTGATGAACCGGCTGATCCGCCGCGCGGCTTCCGCGAACTCGATGGATGCCGTGCGCCAGCTCACTGTCGATGGCCTGCTTTCGACGCCGCTGCCGCATGTCGCGAACACGGCGGGCGGATTCTTCGTCGCCATGCAGCAGATCGTGGAGCGCGGTATCGCCGGGAAGATCGCCCGGGCGACCGGCTCCGGCGGTGTCGCGGAAGGCGAGGCGACGGCGATGATGTACGGCCTGCTCTCCGGGCAATGGGATGCGCTCCGGCTCGCCAGCCGGACCATGATGGGCAAGGCGACCCGGACTCCGGCCGGGCCGCTCGGCAAGCTGGAGGGGCCGCGCTTCGATCTCGATCAGGCCGGCGGGCCGGGCCGCGTGGTGGACTATCTCGGCAAGGTGTTCGGCGTCGGTCCCAAGCTGCTCGACGGGACCGATGCCTATTTCAAGTCGATCGGCTATCGCATGGAGCTTCACGCCCAGGCCTTCCGCCAGGCGCGCAGCGAAGGCCTGGAGGGTGCGGCGCTCGGGCAGCGCGTCGCCGCGATCGTTGCCGATCCGCCGCCGAACATCCGGCTCGCGGCGGCGGATGCGGCGCTCTACAACACGTTCAGCAACCCGAACGGGCCGATCGGGCAGGCGCTGCTGAAGCTGCGCAACGGCGGCGGCGCGCTCAACCCGCTGCCCTTCGTGCTGCCGTTCGTGCGGGCGCCGATCAACGTCGCGCGTTACACGTTCGAGCGCACGCCGCTGGCGCCGTTGGTCGGGCAGTGGCGCGCCGATATCGCGGCCGGCGGCGCGCGGCGGGACCTGGCGCTCGCGCGGATGGCGGTGGGTTCCACGGCGCTCGCCGTCGCGGCCGATCTGGCGATGCAGGGCAAGGTCACGGGCGAGGGGCCGAGCGATCCGGCGACGCGCGCGCGGCTGATCGAGACCGGCTGGCGGCCGCATGCCGTCCAAATCGGCGGGGAATGGCATGCCTATAACCCGTCGGATCCGCTCGGGCAGACCTTCGCCTTCGCAGCGGCGCTGACGGAGGCGCTCGACAGCGGCGACGTCGATCCCGATCACGTCGCGCAATGGGACGAGGTGACGGCCGGCGGCATCGCCGCCCTGGCGCAGTTCGCGAGCAGCAAGGCTTATCTCCAAGACCTCGCCGATTTCGCGCAGGCGATGGCGGAGCCGGAACGCGCCGGCGACGACCATGTGAACCGCTTCGCCGGTGCATTCCTCGCGCCCGGCGGCGACCAGTCGACGGCAACGCCGCTCGCCGCGATGCAGGCGCGGATTCCGGCGCTCACGGCGCAGCTCACGCCCCGTCGCGATCTTTGGGGCGAGGTCGAAGGCGCGGGCGGTGCGGTTGCGCCGGTCGACCTGGAACTGCAGCGCCTCGGCATCTATCCGCCGGCGATCGCCAAGAAGACCAGCTTCCAGAACGTGCCGGTGAATTTCCGCGATTGGCCGGAAGTCTATGACGAATACGTCCGTCTCGCCGGCAACGGGTTGAAGTCCGCGCTCTATGATGGGCTCGGGGCGAGGGAGATGCTCGACCAGGTCGTCACCGGCTCCAACCGCTGGTCCGAGATCTACGCGAAAGGCACCGACGGGCCGGAGGGCACCAAGGCGCGCTACATCCAGAGCATCGTCCGGCAATACCGGACATCGGCGCAGGCCCAGATCATAAGCGATCCGCGGTTCAAGGACTTCGCCAGCCATGTCCGCCGGCTCCAGGGCCAACAGGCGGTCAAGCAGCCCGCAGAAGCCAGAAATTAGTGCTGGATTTCTGCCGATAATATCACTATAGTATGAGCTTCTGGAAATGTAGTTCGCACCGCGCGCGCCGCACGCGGTTCATCCGCCACCCTGAGGTCCCCGCATGACCGTCTCCAGCACGATCAATCGAGAGCAGTATTCGACCAACGGCGTGACGACCGCCTTCACCATCCACTTTCCCTTCTTCAACGACAGCGATGTGAAGGCAATCTTCGTCGATGCCTTGGGCAATGCGACCTCGCTCGCGCTCAACGCGGATTTCTCGTTGACCGGCGGCGGTGGGGCGGGCGGATCGCTGGTGGCGACGGTACCGCCGGCTTCCGGCGGCACGCTGACGCTCTATCGCGACATCCCGTTCACCCAGGAAGATGACTATGTCGAGGACGACCCGCTGCCCGCGGATACGCTTGAGGGCGGCTTCGATCGCGCGGTGATGCGCGACCAGCAACTCAAAGACGGGCAGGACCGTGCGCTCACCTTTCCGGTGACGATCGCACCCGGCGTCTCCGCCGTGCTGCCGAACCCCTTGGGCGGCAGGCTGCTGGGCTGGTCGGCCGACGGACTCGCGCTGGAGAACAAGGACGTGGCGCTGCAGGGCGCCGTCACCAACGCCACCGAGACGCAGGCCGGCATCGCCCGGGTCGCCAGCCAGGCGCTGGTCGATGGCGGCACCAACGACAGCGACTTTGTCACCGCGAAGAAGCTTGCGAACTCGACGCTCAGCGCCGCACTCGCCGCGAACACGGCGCTGCTGGCCCAGCTCCAGATCGCGACCCGCCTCGCGCAATTCACCCTCAGCCGTTGAAGGGAACCACCCCATGACGATCCTCAACCACAATCCGGTCTATGGCGCGACCCAGAAGACCGCCACGACCAAGGTCAGCAGCGCCACGGCGATCGCCAACACCGACCTCGACGATACGCCGACCGGAACGGCGCTGCTGCTGACGGCGCCCGCCGGCGGCTGCGCCGTCACACGCCTCAGCGGGCAGCTGGTCGAACCCAATCTCGCCACCGCCTGCCAGCTCAATCTCTATCTCTCGAAGGACAGCGGCACCACGATGCGGCGCCTGAAGAGCGTGGCGCATGCCGCCTATACCTGGGCCGTCACCACGGCGCCGGCAACGGACGATTTCGGCTACACGGAGTCCGCGCCGCTGCGCCTGGAGGCGAGCGACCGGCTCTATGTGCAGGTGCGCGCCGGCACCGCGGTGACCGACGCCTTCGCCTTCACCGCCGAATATGCCGAGCTGGTGCCGGATGCCTAATCCGTCGCCCGCGCGGCCGCCGCTGATCGCGCGGCCCTTTCCGGTTCGTGGCGCCAACGCGCGCTCGGGTCCGCCGCCCTTCATCACAGCTGGGCGCGGCGCCGCGCAGGCGCCGAAGCCGATCGCCGACTACGCCCATGTTCTCGGCCAGGGCAACCGCACCGGTCTCATCACCGTCAGCGGCAGCTTCACGCCGGACAGCGGCACTTTCGACAACCTGGTGGACGGCGCCACGGCGATCGGCGGGACCGATGCGATCGACCTGCCGGGCACCGGCAGCACGGCGATCGCCGACGGCGAATACATCCTGTTCGATTTCGGCGCCCCGGTCTTCATCGAGGAGATCACGATCGATTTCAAGACCGGCGCGAACATGGGCGCCTGGGGCTGGTGGGCCGGACCCGATACCGGCAACTGGACCCGCTTCGGCGGCAATACCTGGAACGCCGACACGCTGGTGACGCCGGTCTCCGGATATCCCCATGCCGGCCTGCGCTACGGCAAATGGATGAAGGAGGGCGCCGGCGTGAACTTCACCAACAACTGGCTGACCGAGTTCACCTTCAAGATCGCCTATGGCAATCCCGCCTGATCGGAGCAAGCGATGACGCCCGAGTTCTGGATTCAGCTGGCAACGCTGGTGCTCGGCGGCGCCGGCGCGCTCGGCACGGTCTATGGCGTGCTGAACAACCGCATCTCCGGCTCCGCCGCGAAGCTGCACGAGCGGATCGACCGCGCCGAGGCGGCGGATGCGGAGCTCCGGCGCGACTACGTGCGCCGCGACGACCTGCGTGAGGATATCCACCGCCTCGAGCGCGGGCAGGAGGTGATGACGGCAAAGGTCGACCAGATGGTCAGCAACCTGGTCCCGGTTCTCGCCCGCCTCGCCGAGGCGGCGATCTCGATGAGCGGCAAACAGCCATGAAAGGACTTCCCGGATGTTTCCCATCTTCCTGGCGCAGCTGGCTTCGCTGGCTGCCAATCTCGCCTTTGCTTTCGCGGCCGTTCTTGGCTGGTGGGGCGCGCTGCGCTTCCTCGACGTGCTCGCCGGCGGCTGGACGCATTTCAAGGGGCAGGGCGGGCCGCTCGCGCTCATTCTCACCGATCCTCGTGCCGCTGCTGACTACTATGGTAAGCGCAACATCGGCGCCGCCCTGCTGGTCGGACTCGTTCTCGCCACGGTTCGATTCTGAGTTCCAGCGCGCGGCCGCGCGCTGGCTCCCGGGCGGTCCCGACTGGCGCTGGGCCAAGGCGCAGGGCGTGCAGGAGAGTGCGCTCGACCCGCACGCGGTCTCTCCCGTCGGGGCGCGCGGCATCATGCAGGTGATGCCGGGCACCTGGGCGGAAATCAGCAAGGCGATGGGCTGGCGCGGCGTCTCTCCGCATTCGGCGCCGCACAACATCTTCGGCGGCGTCTGGTACCAGGGCCGCATGGCGCGGATCTGGTCCGGCCGCAACCGCAGCCTGATGGAAGCCTATGCCCTCGGCCTCGCCAGCTACAATGCCGGCGCCGGGACGATCCTCGCGGCACAGGCGCGCTGCGCCGATGCCAGGCTCTGGCCGGCGATCGCACCATGCCTGGCGGCCGTAAGCGGCCCGGCGAATGCGCGCCAGACCACCGACTATGTGCGCCGCATCGCGCGCTGGTACGGCATGATGGAGGGGGAGTGATGTTCGGGCTTTCCAGCATCCGGCTCTATGTCTTCCTCGGCATGACGCTGGCGATCGTCCTGCTCGGCGCCACCACGGCCGTGCTCTGGTCGCGGCTCTCCGCCAAGCAGGCGGCGATCGTCAGCCTGACCCAGCAGCGCGACCTCGCCGCCGCCGATGCCGGACGCTGGCAGCTTGCGGCGGAAGAGCGTCAGGGCGTGATCGAGCGCCAGACGCAGACCCTGCGCCGCCTGGAGAACGACGGCCAGGCGGCACGCGCCATCGCTGCGGCCCAGGCCGATCAGACAGCCAAGCGGATTGCCGCACTCGAATCGAAAATCTCCCAGCTGAAGGAGGCCGCCCATGCGAGGCCGGATGACGTTCGTCTGCTTGGCCCTATCGTGCGCGATGCTCTGTCAGGCCTGCACGACTGACGCCTACCGGCCGGCCGCGGTCCCGCCCGTCGTGGAAACCGTCACAGTCTATCGCGACCTCCCCGATGCGCTGCTTGCGCCCTGTGCCAAGCCGGACTGGGATCCCGCGGCAATCGAGACCGATGTCGACCTCCTCGGCCTCACCGCGCGCATGCAGGACGCGCTCGACCGCTGCGCCGATCAGGTCGAAGGCATCCGCACGGTCTACCGACGATCGGTGCCATGA